ATTCTGTATAAGTTCCATATTCATCTTTAGGGTTGTCAATAAGGCTAGTTAAATTATTTCGATGAACTCTTACACAACCTGGAATATCTACAACAGGTTTATTTATGTAATTTACTACTGGATTATTAAACTTCCATATTGGTATTTCGTGTATCTGAATTTCATTTATTTTAAAACGAGGTATTTCAATCGTAGGCATCTCTTCGTTTGTAGATTTCTACATAAGAATTACATTTAAGACAAGTTAAATTAGTTATAACAGAATATTCCGTATTATCTTCAGTATCGTGATCGCCACCCCAAATTAATTCAGCATCGCACCAATAACAATTCATTTTTTAGGTAAAGGTATAGACGGCCCTGTTGCTTCGGGTATTACATTATCTAAAACTTTAGGCATAGCACCTTGCACATTTCCTAAAATCTCATTCATAACTTGAGATTTAAAATTTTCTGATGTTACATATTTGTATCCAAGATACGCTCCACCACTCATGGAAGCTACCATTACAAATGAGACAATACTTAAAACGTTTGCGATTTTTTGAAACATGATTAAAGAAGCATTTTTAAAAGCACTAACACCAATTACTTTCTTGGTTTTTGTTTTGATTGTTGGTTTAGCTCCACTATACCTGTTGGCAGGGATTCTTGCTCGATCTTCTTCAACAACATCTCCTTCGCCTGTATCCCGCCCTCAATCAGTAAAATAGTTTTTGTTTCATCTTCTAATACTTTTTGTGCCTGATTTCTAGTTTGAACGTGTTTTGCTAGTTCTTCTTTCCATTGAACTAATTGCTTTTCAATAATGCTTTTCATAATTAAACAATAGTAAGAGTTTCTCCCGATCCAACAGTAACAGTAACACCACTGTTTATTGTAATAGGACCAGCAGCCATAGCGTTTTTGCCGTTAGTAATAGTATAGTTCGTAGTTACAGTTTGGTCATTTTCATAAAATACTTCATCAGAACCACCACCAGTAGCACCAGCAGATATTCCTGTCAGATTTGATCCATCAACAGCAGGAAGTGTAGACGGAAAACGTGCATCAGGAAGTGTTCCAGAATTAAGGTTTGAAGCATTACCAGCAGTAAAACCACCAGATGTTCCAGAGGTATTTTGGTTTCCAGCAGTATTTACACCAGGGAGATTTATGTTTGCTGTGCCATCAAATGACACTCCACCAATATTTCGTGCAGTTTCAAGAGCCGTTGCAGTTGCAGCATTTCCTGTAGTGTCTTGATTAAGTGTGCCTACGACAAAATCTAAAGTACCATCTCCGTCTTGGTAAGTAACAGTAATTCCTGTTTCGGTATTACCAGAAACCATACCACCTACAATATCCTGTACCTGTTCGTTGGTTAAAGTAGCAGTAATATAACCAGCACCATTAGTAAGTTGATTATTATTGGTGACATTAGTAGCAGAGGCAGCAATTCCATCTAGTTTATTTTTTAAGGTCGTGGTGAAATTTTCATCAGTTTGACTTGCAACCACAAAATCAATCGTTCCATCTCCATCTTGATAAGTAACAGTAATACCAGTTTCAGTATTACTTGAGAGCATACCTCCGACAATATCTTGAACTTGCTCATTGGTTAGAGTTGCAGTTATATAGCCAGCACCATTAGTAATCGCATTATTGTTCAAAGAAATATTTGCCGTTCCATCAAAACTAACCCCTGCAATAGTTCTCGCAGTTTCCAAAGCTGTAGCTGTAGCAGCGTTTCCTGATGTATCTTGATTACCAGAGGTATTAACACCTGGAAGATTTATATTAGCTGATCCGTCAAAACTTACACCACCAATATTTCTTGCAGTGGTCAATGTCGCAGCAGATCCAGTTGTATCTTGGTTGAGAGTCGCTACTCTAGCTGCTGCAAGCGTTCCAGAGGAAATATTAGAAGCATTTGTAGTGTCCGTGGTAGCTGAAGCTGCAAGACCAAGCATTGTCCTTACTGCACTTGGAGCAATTTCTTCAATAATTCCTGCACCACTACTATCTCTACCTAAAAGTCTGTCTGTTGCTGATACATTTTGAATTTTTGCATAGGTAACAGCATCATTGTCGATTGTGAATGTTCCACCTGAGTTGGATACTGTAATGTCTCCTTTATCTCCATCATCTATACCGCCACCAGAAATTTCAGCTACAGAATTGTCATCTTTTTTGGTAAATAATTTTCCTGTATCTGTTCTAATTGCAATTTCACCGACAACCAAATCACTTGCACTTGGATCGCTACCAGAACCTCTTTTTAACTTAATTTCGTTAGCCATGAGCTTTTACCTCCTAGCTCTAGTATGAACCACCGTCTATGTTAAAGCTGGAAGCACTTTCATCTTCTAAAAATGTAACCAGATCAGATAATGCAACCTGTTTCATAGTTCCAGCGTCATTACAAACAAATCTATCTGCTGCTGCAAGAGTCGTTGATGTAGCTGAAGTTCCACCGTCCATCAGATTCAGTTCTGCGGTGGTTGAAGTAATGCCATCAAGCACGTTCAATTCTGCTACAGTAGATGTCAAACTTGTAATTTTAGTTACTGGTAAAGTTCCTGTTATAGAACTGGCAGCAAGATCAATAGCTAACTCTGTAGATTCAATAACAAGTCCACCATTAGATTTCAGATCAAGAGAAAGAGTGTTACCAGACTTATCTAAACCATCTCCTGCTGTAATCTGACCAGCACCAGAGAACTGTGCAAAGGTAAGATTATTTGTCCCTGTGACGGCTGAACCTTTGTTGCTAGTACAGACAAAGCCGTTATCCGCATTAACAGTTCCCTGTTCTACGAATGTGAACATTCCTGCTGCATCTGAACCCGCAGCTAAATCATCTGCTCTAGCTGGTGAAGATCCAACAATATAAATACCATTTTGAGATGCAGTAGACTGATCCTTAACAAGAACACGATCATTAGTTGAAAGAGTAACACCATCTATAGTGTCTCCATTATTAAGGGCAGTAGATATTGTGATATTTCCTGTAGTAGCTGCTACACAAGAATCTTTAACATCTAATCCTTGTGATGTTGCCTCTACAAACCCTTTGGTAGCTGCATCTTGAGCATTTACAGGGTCGGCTACGTTAGTGATTGTTTGGCTATTTAATGAAACTGAACCAGTTGGTGCAGCCATTTGATCTAATCTATTTGCCTGTACACCTGTATCAAAATCACTTATTTTTGTATGAGCTAACGAAGGTACATCAGCAGCTACCATAGCTCTGAATGTTGCAGCACCATTACTACCATTTGGTGCAGCTAAAAATGTATTTTGTGTTCTACTCGTAAATAAATCAGCATAACTCCCCGATCCACCGATAGCTTCAATAGTTGTAGCAGATCCACCTGATCCTCCCGTTCCAATACCAATAAATAGCTTTTTACTGCCTTCAGCAAACGCTAATTCAGCATTTTCTAAGCTACCTGGTGCAGATGATCCTGTGGATCTTTTAATTCTAATCGTGTTAGACATCAGAAGTTTCCTCCATCAACGAGTTTAAGGGTAGTGACGTTATTATCTAATATAACCTTACCACTACTTTGCTGATAGTACATAACTGAATTATCAACTTTTGCACTGTGATCTAAAGTTAAGTCGAAACCAGGTCCTTGAGGTCCGACTGTGGTAATTTCAACTGTTGTAACATCAGAAACCTGACTTACAGTTACAGAATTAGGGGTGCTGCTCATGCGGTGTAACCTTCACTTACAAATAGTTTACCCTCTAAATAATAATCTTTGTTGCCTCCTGGTTCTGTTAGTAATACGTCATAAAATAAAATATTCGGAGTAAAGTTTGCTGTATCTGTATCAGATAAATTCATGTCAATAATCCCATTTCCTCTATCTGTATAAGTTATAGCCCAATCTGCATATTTTGTCGTGCGTGACTCATCATAAACTTGTGCTGCTACTGTATATCCATTCAAACTTATTGCCGATCCAGTAGAATCCTTAAATGTCAACTTGATAGGAAAATCTGCTCTACGTTGAACAGTAAAATTCTTTTTTCCTGGAATTATTGCCATCAGCTATAAGGAGAATCACCAAGAATATCAGTTTTCCATTGTGCTTTAAGTGCATCTGTATCACTAGCAGAAGCTATACCAGAATCAGCAGGAGCATCTCTAAGTGCTTGTTTTTTAGCAACAATATCTGTTGTTGAAGCACCAGTTTCTAAAGCCCTTTGAAATTCAACATCAAGTTCTGCAAGTTTTGGTGTTCTTGCAGTTCTTATATTTGTTTTATGAATTTCCCTGGCTTTTGCCATGTCAATGCCAAATCCCATTTTTTACTCCGTATAAGTCCAAGCATCTCTGAAACTCCTGTCTGTAGGAATTGCAGATTTATTAACAGTATAAACTGTCTTATCGCTAGGGCAATCTTTTGCTTTTATTTGATCTAAAGTCAAATCTGTATTATCTGCTGGACAGACAATGGATATTCCTCCGTCATCTCTAGTGTAAACAAATCTGTAATCAGAATTAGCCATAAGTTTTTTCTTTTAGTATATCGTAAAATTACACATCGCCCCAAAAAGCCATGTGACATCTAACATCATGGTTATTATTATTTCCATAACTTGTTCCTTGCAAATTAACAGTACTTGAACTCCTAGATGTCTGCATTACATAACCTCCTCTGCTGTGACCTTCATTTGTAGCACCAACTGTCATGGCATGACTCTCATTTGCAAAAGCTGTTGAAAAATTAACAGTAAAATCTCCAGTTCCATTATCAGTTATGCTTGATATTCCAAAACTATCCCGAATTATACTGCCAGTTATTGAGTTCATATGTACCCAACATTTTGCTCTACCTTGCTCCATTTGTTCTGGGGTTGAACTAGAGCCACCGCTTGTATTTTGAATTGTGTTTACTTTAAGTGTTGACATTAGTTATCTCCAAAAACAACAATACATTGAATATCGCTATCGTCCAGTCCATAGCTATCTCCCCGACCCATACCAAGACATTGCAAAGAACCAGCTAATCTATAACTAGCATTTCCATTCCAAATAGTACCACCAGAAGCCCAAGTATAAGCATAATTAGAGTTAGACATATTATTTGAGAAGTTTACTGTCCAATCTCCTGTACCATTATCTGTAATTGAAGAAGCATTAAAAGAATCATAAATTGATGGAGTACCAGTACCATTCCAGGCACACCAAACTTTTGCAAGCTGTCCTTTTTCTGTCCCACTTGTATTTTGAAATACTGGTGCTGCGGAAGAAACACTTTTAATTGTACCAACTGCTAATGTACTCATGGTTTTGGATTTGCGTCTTTAACTGCTTTTATGTGGGTTGCCCACGTTCCAGTTGTATCTAGTTTACCTCCAACCATATCCTTGTACAACATATCAAGTTGATCTGCAAAAGAATTATAAACTGTTGATCCAGTGCGTACTCTTTTATTTTTATAATCTTGCTTTGCAAGTTCAGCCTCAACAGCACTTAAATCAATAGAGACAATATTACCTGTTGCGTCTTTTGCTGTAGGAGTTTCTCCTTCCCAATTCACTACAACAACATTTGGGTATAGTTGAAAAATAATATCTCCCTTGTCGATCATGCTGACACCTCCATTAATGTAATTACTGCCTCTTCTTCACCGTTTTGTGCAGGCATTTTAACAGTTCCATTACCGTCTTTTCTAAATCTTACTAAATAAGTAGTTGCACTTGTTGTAGATGGAGAATCAATAATTGAGAATGTACCGCAACCAATAAAATCATTTCCGTTATTAATACCCATCTGCATTATTCCAGTTGCACTATGTCCAAGGTTTGTACCGCTTGAGCCTCCCCTAAAAACAGTTAGCCTAATAAATGAGTTATTTTCACTTCCACTTACAGTAGTGCTTACTGTCACAATAATTTTACTGCTTGAATTTTTTGGGGTTATTGATGCTGAAAGATTTGTGTCTACAAAACTAAGGCTAGTTGTTTCCGTCCTATTATTAGTACTGCCAGTAACAACTTGAACTATCCCACCACCTTGTCCAGAAGCTACACCTCCTACTGGAACTATACTGTCAACTTTAATTTGGCTCATAATTTAAACAACTGTCCAGGTTTCACCAGATCCAACTGTGACCGTTACTCCTGATTGTATAGTAATTGGACCAAAGCTGCCAGCATTTTTACCATTTGTGATCGTGTAGTTACTTGTAATAGTTTGATCGTTTTCCCAAAATATTTCATTAGATCCTCCACCAACTGCTCCACCTCCCGCAGCAGCCCAACTTA